TTTTGTTGAAAACCTATTAATGCTTTTTGTCTTCTAATTCTCCTACAAAGTTGCCATTTACCTCGTCTAAATTTAGAATATTTTTTGTATAATTGATTCACTGTTAAGTCAGGCTGATTAGATAATTTAAATTCTTTAAAGTCATTTCTTCTTTTTTTTTGCTGTGTTTCTAATTTTTTTAGTTTTTCAATCATTTTTATTATACGTTTTGGACAATCTTTTCTTCTTGAACTAGCTCTAACTTTTTTATAATTTTCTTCAGCACGTTGACGTTCACTCCAATGTAAATTATTCAAATCTGATAATTTATTAACACCGCCATTATTACATAAAGGACATTTATTATTCCCAGTTGGTGCTCTAAACCAAGTCATAATACAATTCGTATGAAATGTATGATTACACTCAGGTAATGTATGAGTTTCTGATTCTAAATTTTCATGACAAATAGCACAAATATCCATTTAAATTAATATATTAAATTATTTTTATATAATTTTATTAAATTGAATAATTGAGTTTTATATTAATTAAATTATATAAAAAATGAATAAAAATGAAGAACAGATTAAAAATATTTTCAACCAGTTTGATAAAAATAAAAATGGTACTATTGAAAAAAAAGAATTATCAAGTCTTGCGATTGCATTGAACGACCCTCTTTCACCTTCAGAATTGTCGGACTTTTTTAAAAACATTGATTATGACAAATCAGGATGTATTACTTTTGACGAATTTATTAAATATTGGTTGACCGATAATTAAATTCTTTTTCAAGTTCTTTTACTCTTTTAGTCCCTGGTTTATATAACACACTATCTTTTAAAACATGTATTATTCTTGAATTATATAACTTATGATATGCTAATGTTACTTTTCTTATCTTTATGTTATCAATAATTTTTTCTATTATATTTCTTCTAGTAAAGCTACCATATCCTCTAAATGAACCAAAACCACCATATTTATCCATTTCTTCTGCCATTTTTTCTTTGACAAGTAATGATAAATATCCAAGATTCATAATACTATATGAAATATTTTTATTGTTTAATTGACCTTTAAATTGTAACATAATATCTTGGTAAACATATTCTCTATTAGGCCCTGTTGATTGATATAAAGGTTCGTCCATCTTTATTAATTGTTTATTGAATTAAAAAAATTTTTTTATTTTTAATTCAATTTTTATTATAATTAAATATACATTCCAAATGGTGCTTTAAAACTATCAACCTTTTTGATTAATTTATTTACTTTCTCAATAGTGACTGTAAAAGGGAATTCTACTTTCATAGCCTTTTCTTTATCAAATAACTCACTATCTGGTTTCATTAATCTATATAAATTAAGTTTTGTATAAATAATTTCTAAACATCTTTTAAGATTTCTTACTCCCTTTTCACTATCTGTCATATTATCAACAATATGCTTTAAAGTTTCTTCTGGAATAATAATATCTTCTTTTTTAAATTTTACATTTTTTAATATTGTAGGTATTAAATAATCGTTAGCTATTTTTGTTTTTTGCTTTCCATCATAACCTTTTGTTGTAATCCTATACATCCGGTCTTTTAAAATAGGATTCACCTTTTGTTCATCATTATAACTAAATATAAACAAACATTTACTTAAATCAAAATCAATGCTTGAAAAATATTTGTCATGAAATTTATCATTTTGACTGGTATCTGTTAAATGTGTTAAAATACCTGTAATTTCGTCACCTTTTGGAGTATTACTAATTTTATCTAATTCATCAAAATAAATAACCGGATTCATACATTTACTTTGAATTAATATATCTACAATTTTACCCCAACTACTACCTTCGTAAGTATAAGAATGACCCTCTAAAAACGAACTATCTGTCGCACCACCCAATGCTAAAAATGAAAAAGGTCTTTGTAATATTTTACTAATACCTTGTTTTACTAATGTGGTTTTACCAGTTCCTGGTGGACCAACAATTGCTATTGCGTTACCAACACTTTCTGGATTAGCAATCCATTGACCAACCATTTGCATAATTTGCATTTTAGCATCATCTAAACCATACACTGCATTATCCAATTTTTTTTTTGCATCTTCCATAAATTTACTACATTCTTCAATTCCATTATCAATAGTAAGTGGTAATCTTTTGTGTTTATTAAATGGAATTCTCATAAAAGTATCAACCCAAGTTTTATTTTTATAATATTCACCACTAGTTGGGTCCATGTAGTTTAGTATATTAATTTTTTTTAATGCATTATTTTTAAACTCCAAAGGAATATCTGATTCAATAAGTTGTAATCTATATGGTTTTTCAACATGACTATATGAATTAATTTCTTTTAACCTTTCAATTATATTTTTCTGTTTGTCTAAATTCATTTTTTTGAAAAATGAATAATCATTTGTTACAGATTTTTCTTTTAACAACTTTCTAAATTCTCCTATATTTTTTGTTATTTTTTTTCTTTTTTCTACTTCTTCTTTTTTTTTAATCTTTTTATCATATGCATTGCTTAATTTCTTAAATTTTTTAACCATTGCATTATTTCCTTTATTTTTTTTAAGATTTAATAAATCTTTTAATTCATTTAGTGTATCTTTTAATTCGTCTTCTTCATCAACATCATCTAAGTAATTAATACATACCTTTTTCCAGTTACGTTTATTAAGTTCTTTATCATCTAATAACACATCAAAATAATTTTTTTCTTTATATATTTTCGTAATTTTACCAATATAAGAATCTTTCCATTTTTCTAGTTTTACTTTTACTTTTTTTCCTTTCTTTAGTGTTTTTTTCCATTTATCTAATTTTATTTGTCTTTTATCTTCTTTTAACATAGCCTCCTCAAATTCTTTATTCCATTCATCATCTGTTTCTTCATCTTCTTCTTCTTCTTCATAAAACGTATTAGAATTTTTATCAGCTACTGTAAATACAATATTAAACTTCATATTTTGAGGGTCAAATTCACCAAATGTTTCGTCATCTTCTTCATCTTCTTCATCATTTTCTTCATCTTCTTCATCTTCTTCATCATTTTCTTCATCTTCTTCATCTTCTTCATCTTCTTCCTTTTTTTCTTTTAATTTTTTATTTTTTTTATTTTTTTTATTTTTTTTATTTTTTTTATTTTTTTCTGTATTATTGGTTTCATCTTTATCTAACATTTTTTTAATATTTTTTAGCTGATTTATCTTATCATTCTGACTTTTTGAAGGAAACATTTTTTGTAAAAACTTTTGAAATTCTAAAGCTCCTTCCACTTCATCCTCCTCTTCCATGTTTGGAGTCCAATCACTATCAGAGTCAGACTCACTAACCTCATTTACTTTATAATTCTTCTTTCTTTTCTTTCTTAAATTATATTTTTTTGGAGTTTTATCGTTATCCTTTTTAGCCATTATGATTTATTATCACATAATTTTTATATATTTATTTTCAATTTATAATAAATTGAAAACAATCTAAATATTATATTATAATTATAAAGAGCTATGGAATCAAATGGGAAAAATAAAATGAACCCTTCTAAAATTATTGGTATACAATTTAGCATTTTATCTCCAGATGAAATTAGAAAACAATCTGTTGCTGAAATTACTAGTAGAGATACATATATTAATAATAAACCAGTTTTAGGAGGATTATTCGATCCTAGAATGGGTGTATTAGAGCCAGGATTACTTTGTCCCACAGATGGATTAAATTATATTGATACACCTGGTTATTTTGGCCATATGGAGTTGGCTAGACCAGTATATTATATACAATATTTAAATACCATTATTAAAATTTTAAGATGCACTTGTATTAAGTGTTCTAAATTATTAATAAACAAAGAAAAGCATGCAGATGTGTGTAAAATGTGTGATAATAAAGGTAGATGGGATTACATATTTAAACAGGCGAGTAAATGTACAAGATGTGGTGAAGAAATTATTGATGGATGTGGAACAAAACAACCTCGTAAAATTTATAAGGATGGTTTAGCAACTATTTTAGCAGAATGGGATAATAAAGATGGAGTAGCAGATGAAAACGGTGAAATTAAAGATAAAATTACTATGAAATTAACACCAGAAATGGTTTTAAAAATTTTTAAAAGAATGTCAGATGAAGATATAAAATTTATGGGTTTTAGTCCAATATGGTCAAGACCAGAATGGATGGTGTGTCAAGTTTTAGCAGTACCACCACCTGCGGTGAGACCATCTGTAAAAATGGATTCTCATCAAAGAAGTGAGGATGATATTTCACATATTATTGTTAGTATTATCAAAGCTAATAAGATGTTACAAAGTAAAATAGAATCTAATGCAAAAGAAAATGTTATTGAGGATTGGTCAACTGTATTACAATATTATATTGCAACTATGATTGATAATAGAATTCCAGGTTGTGCGCCAGTTGCACAACGTTCTGGTCGTGCCTTAAAATCTATTAAGGAAAGATTAGTTGGTAAACAAGGACGTGTTCGTGGAAACCTTATGGGAAAGCGTGTAGATTATTCAGCTCGTTCAGTAATTACTCCTGATGCAAGCTTATCTATTAAACAATTAGGTGTACCTAAAAAAATCGCAAAAAATATTACATTTCCAAATACAGTAAATTCAAGAAATAAAAAGTTTCTTACGACACTTATGAAAAATGGACCTAATGTATGGCCAGGTGCAAATATACTTGAGAAAAAGGAAGGACATACTATTTCTCTAAAACATAAACTAGGTAATTCTATCACTCTTAACGAAGGTGATATATTACATAGACATATGTTGGATGGGGATCCTATATTATTTAACAGACAACCTACACTTCATAGAATGAGTATGATGTGCCATACTGCTAAAGTTATGGAAGTTGGTAAAACCTTTCGTATGAATGTTGCTGATACAAAGCCATACAATGCCGACTTTGATGGTGATGAAATGAATCTTCATGGTCCTCAAGATGAGGAAAGTCAGAGTGAATTATTAAATCTTGCTGCCGTTTCGCACCAGATTATTTCACCAGCAAATAATTCATCTATTGTTGGTATTTTTCAGGATTCTATGTTAGGTTGTTATAGATTTACAAGAAAGGATATTGATTTTGATGTTAGAACCGCTATGAATTTATTAATGTTACAAGATAATGTTGATACTGAGTTATTTAAAAATAAAACAAATAGACTAACAAACTTTCAGATATTATCACAAATTTTACCACCATTATCATGTAGATTTACAAATAAAGCTTTTGATAACGCAGAAGATAATAAAAAATCAAATAATGTTATTGAGATACGAAATGGTAAATATATTAGGGGTCAAATGGATAAATCTACACTAGGAGCAACATCTAAAGGATTAATCCAAAGAATTTTTAATGATTTTAGTTATAAAGCCTCTGCTAATTTTATTGATGATATTCAAAATTTAGTAACAGAATATATGAAAATAAGTTCTTTTAGTGTTGGTATTAGTGATTTAATAAGTGACCATACTACAAATTCTAAGATTGCAGAAGTTATTTTAAAGAAGAAAAAAGAGGTTTCTACATTAATTCAACAAGTTCAATTGGGCTTATTTAAAAATAATACTGGTAAATCTAATAATGTTGAATTTGAAACTAGAATTAACTCATTATTAAATGATGCACAAACGGCTGCTAGCAAAATTGGAAAAGGTAGTTTATCCCCAGATAATCGTTTTGTTATTATGGTAAATGCAGGTAGTAAAGGTAGTAATATTAATATTTCACAAATGATTTCCTGTTTAGCACAACAAAATGTAGATGGTAAGAGAATTCCATACGGTTTTAATGATAGGACATTACCACACTTTTCAAAATATGATGATAGTCCTGAAGCTAGAGGATTTGTTGAAAGTTCATTTATACAAGGTTTAACACCAGAAGAACTTTATTTCCATGCTATGGGTGGTCGTACTGGTTTGATTGATACTGCGGTAAAGACTAGTCAAACTGGATACGTACAAAGAAGGTTGATTAAAGGTATGGAAGACTTAAAGGTAAGTTATGATATGACAGTTAGAAATAATAAAGGAAAAATTATTCAGTTTAAATATGGAGATGATAATATTAATCCTACCAAGGTAGAAAAACAAAATATTAAATTAGTAAAATATTCTATAGATGATATATTTGCTCATTTTCAAATTCCAAAAGACATTAAAAAAAATGGTAACACAAATTTTACTAAAAAAGCTATTTCAAATATGAAAAAACAGGAAACTAAGCTTAATAGTTATACGAAACAAATTATTACTGATTTTATTGAATATAGAAAAAATCTGGTTGAAAATGTTTTTAAAAATGATAATGGTATTTCTGTAAATATTCCAGTACATTTTATAAGAATTATGGATAACTTAGAAAAATCACTACATCTTACAAAAAAATCATTTATTGATATCACACCTTATGATACTTATGAATTAATTGATAGATATTGGAAAATTTTAGAAAAAAATAGTTATTATGCACCAACAGAATTATTTAAGATAGCTTATTACTTTTACTTAACACCTAAAGATTTACTTACTGTAAGACATTTTAATAAAAAATCAATTGTTCTCCTTTTAGAAAAAATTAAATTGCAATATTTACAATCTATTATTCATCCAGGAGATATGGTTGGTATGGTAGCAGCACAAAGTATTGGTGAGCCTACAACACAGATGACACTCAATACATTCCATTTTGCTGGGGTTGCTTCAAAATCAAATGTTACTAGGGGTTTACCAAGAGTTGAAGAAATTTTATCATTGTCGCAAAATCCAAAAAGACCATCAACAACAATTTATTTATTTCCTGAAGATGAAACTAAATCTCAAAAAGCACAAGAACTTAAACATACTCTAGAATACACCTGTTTACGGGATATTACAAATAATGTTTCTATTTATTATGACCCTGATAATTTAAATACACTTGTAACAGATGATATATTACTTGTAAAACAATACAATGAGTTTCAAAAGTTAGTACAAGAATGTAACGAATCTTTTGAAGGTGGTACAGACAAATTTTCCAAATGGGTTATTAGATTTGAATTTAATAGAGAAGAAATGTTAGAAAAAAATATTACTATGGATGATGTACATTTTGCTATTAAAAATAGTTATAAAGTTGAAACACATTGTATTTATTCGGATTTTAATGCTAATGATTTAATTTTTAGAATAAGAGTAAGTGAGTCCAAATTAACCTCATCTAAAAAAAAAACATTGGACCAATCTGATGAAATTTATATACTTAAAAATATTCAGGAGAATATGTTAAAAAATATTATCATTAGAGGTATTAAAAATATTCCTAAGATTATTTTAAGAAAAGTTGCGGATAAAGTTAGATATAAAAATGCAATGTATTCCAAAGAAGAAACATGGGTATTAGATACTGTTGGTAGCAATTTATTAGATATATTATCTCTAGATACTATTGATGTAACTAGAACCATATCAAATGATATTCAAGAAACATATAATGTATTAGGTATTGAAGCTGCCAGACAATGTATTTATAATGAATTAGATGAAAGTTTTGAAAGTGATTATATTAATTATCATCATTTATCAATGCTTTCCGATAGAATGACTGCTACTAAAAAGATGGTTTCTATTTTTAGACATGGAATTAACAATGATAATATTGGTCCTATTGCAAAAGCTAGTTTTGAAGAAACACCAGAAATGTTTTTAAGAGCTGCGAAACATGCCGAACTAGATTTGATGACTGGTATATCTGCAAATATTATGTGTGGACAACGAGGTAATTTTGGTACTAGTTCATTTGATGTTTTATTAGATATTAGTAAAATTAGTGAACTGTCTAGTAAAAGTATGGAAAGTAAAGATAATATTGATAATATCTTAGATGATGTTGAAAATTCTGAAGATTATTGTGCTATCGGTAATATTAATTTAAATGATAATTCAGAAAGCGTTGGTCCAAAAAATACAGGTATTATTGATGATGATTATGATCTAGGATTTTAATATAATAAATAAATATATATATATTTATATATTATGACTCTACCAGTATATAGTAATTTATTTTTTTCAATGATAATTAATAATGAAACCTCACAAATTAGTGATTATTTTTTTCCTTTTAAAAATTCTATTTTTTCATTAATCAAAAATTTTAAAATACACATAAATACGTTTAATAATCAGGAAAAAGAATTAATTATTCCAATATATCTTAAATATAAAAAATACTATAATATTTTGTCTAGATTTGTATATAAATATAAAGTGAAAAAAGCTATTATTTATAATAATTCATGCGATTTATATGGGAATAATTTAAATATATATCCAGAAAATCAAACTATTACTTTAATACAAGAAAAAACTTTATATAAATTTAGGCTTACCGATATTATTAATATTTTTGTTCAAGCATTATTTAATCAAGAAGGTTTATTTCCAACTCCCAAAATACCCAAGAATCCTTATACAAACATAAAATTTAAAAAAGTACATTTATATAATATACTTAATAAATTAAAAAATTGCAACTTTCAAATACCCCTTATTATTACTCTCTTCTATAAATCTAATTTATCTTTAAAAAGAATGTTATTTTATAATTATCCTTATATAAAAGAAAAAGTTATTGAACATTATCCTAATCATTCATCATGTGTTTTTTTAGAAATTAAAGAAATGATAATTACTCTAAAATATAAAACTAACTTTGATTATATTGATGTTATTTTAACAAAAAGAGAAAAAGATGATTTTGTAAAGGATTTTTCAAAACCATTAATTAAATGGTTTAAATCAAAATATTCATCTAATCCTAATATTAGAGAACATTCGAAAAATACTATTGTTAAAGATTTAAAAGATTTATTTAAAAAAAAATATTTTTGTTTAAAAGAAAAAACAAATATTTTTAATATTTTAGATGTCTCTGAGAATATTATTTTAAGACCTAGAAGGTCTAGAAGAGCTAGAAATAGAGCAAGTATTTTAGGAAATATTCCTGTTATTCCACCACCTTTACCAAATATAAATTTACCTATTGTTAATAATTATATTCCTCTTAGTAATAATAATGCATTTAATTTACCACCACTTTTAACACCTTTAATTACCAACGATAACCAAAACATGTTAATAGAATTATTAAGTAATGTTAATAATCCAAGTGAAATATTTGCGGCAAGAAGTAGAATTCCTAGAAGCCCCAATAGAAACAATAATATATCAAATAACTCATCTAATGTATCTAA